GTATCGCGTCAGCCTGCAGGACAAACAGAGCGAACAGCTCGACAGCATGATCGCCGCGTACCAGATCAACAAGGTCGCGACCCCTCTCGTAGCTCTTCTCAGCGATGCCTCGGCCATGCTGCTGATCACTGGTCTCCTCGAGGCGACTGGAGTCATTGACCTGGACAAGGGAATTCTTCGAGAGATCTCCGATGGCATTTATGAAAATTACGGGGATGCAATGAAGGCGTACCTTATGGATCCGGTTGACGCTTTCGTCAATCCCCTGGACGTTGGGACTGGACTTCCTATGGATCTCGCAGAGAAGGCCGCCCCCACCGTCGTCAAGGCGTGGGTTTGGCTGATGACCACTGGACGAGTGCTAATTACTCAAAAGACGTAAAATCTCGAATTCCAAGAATTCGGACTCACTGGAAGGGGTGCTGGTGCTCCCCGGACCGGGGGGGGATGGGGGTCTGGACCTAGCAAATACAGCCTTCGAGCGGATTTCCACATTTCAGGCAGATCAGCCACAACGCCTCGTCGGCCCAATCTTCTAGCTCTAATTCGTCTTCCAACTCGTCTTGCATGAAATCCCAACACTCCCAGTAATCGATCCAAGTCCAGAATTGAGAGTTATTCATTATTCTCACGCACCCAATCCTCTCGCGATACGAAAATCTGTCGCCCCTCCTCCTGGAGTTCTATCTTGACAAACCAATCTTGTTGACACATCTGGCAGTATCGGTGCCAGATTAAGTATTCAGAGCCAGCGAAGTATTGGATCTCAAGACTCACACTCTCGAAGTCAGCAAAGGACTTCTTCAGACATAGACAGCCCATTCAATCACTCTCCTCCGGCCACCACATGTTGCGGCATTGTGGGCAACCATAGACTTCTTTCGACCATCCCCAATCCATCGGGCCGATCATTCCGTTGCCGCACTGATCGCACTTCATTCAACTCCCTCCCATTCTTCGAGCTTAGACGCCCTGGTGAATTCGTCCACTGCAGGACGTCTCCTCCAATGCTTGTTCCTGGCTTGGCGCTCGTGCTCGAGCGCAGAGTGCGGCATGTAGCTGGGCCGTTGCTCAACTCTCACCGTTGCGGGCCTTCCGCGCCGCCCTGGGCGCCGATCTATCGTTGCCCGTACTCTCTTGCCACATCGGAGACATTCGCGGTTCAGACGCTCTGTGTGGGGTTCCACCTTGTAGATCCACCACTGTCTGCACTGGCCGCATTGCCAGAGTCCTTGCTTCATATCCGTTCCTGGCTCTTATCGCCCTTAATAATACCGCCACTATTCGCAGGCTCTCCCTCTATTGCTATGGGGGCGCCACTATTCCGAAAGTGTGCCACAAAACACTGTGGGGAGCGTTAATAGTGGCTATACTTCTGGGTGGGAGGGCTGGAGGGTCGAAATGAGAGGAAGAGAGAGGTATTATGGACGGACGACGGCTGGTGGACGGACATGGTAGCCCTTGAAATCGCAATTTTGGCCGGTTTGGGCCTCCTGAACCTCGCTGCGATCGGTTTTCTGGCTCATTGGATCAGAATGCACCTCGACCAGGGGCTGCAGGACATCGATGAGAAGCTCGCGATTGCTATTACAGCTCTAATTGACAAGCTGATGTCGGGTAGCCTTGGAGAGTTCGAGCCTCCGAACCCGATCCAAGGCGCTATCGCTCAGTTAATTCAAGGAATGGCGCAGCAGAAGATGAACACGATCAACGCGACAGTGACAGAACGTGCTCCAGATGGACAGTTTGCGCCCGCTCAATCGTTTGAATGATAATTATAAGCCTCCTTTCTTAACAGATTGAACATGGCACGCAGAAAGAAAGCAACGCGCCGAAGATCGCCCAAGACAATCAGCCTCCTGAATATAGCAGAGAGCTACGCCTACGCGAGCGTCCTAACTGGCGGCGTCCTGGGCAATACTCCAGTCGGCTTCCTCGGATTCGACGGATCAGGAGCAGCCGGCGGTGTTGGCTATGGCATGACGACCACCAACGGAGCGTTGACACTCCAATCGATCGTCAGCGACCCTGGTTCTTCCTTCGATTCCATGAGTTCCATGTTCATGGCGAATTACCAGGCTATGGCCGTGAGTGCGATCGGCATCGGAATCACCTTCAAGTTCGCTAAGAAACTCCTACGAAAGCCCATCTCCAACGTAAATCGTAACCTAATGAAGCCGCTTGGAATCGGCGTGAGGCTGTGATATTATGGCCACGAATGCAGTTACGGGCAACCTCGTTTGCAGCGACGGTACAAACATCCCACTCAAGACTGAAATCGCAGAAGCATCAGAATCATCCCTCGGCACAGATGCCGAATACACCATTGTCAGTCAAAATGTGGGCGATTTCGCTCCTGGAAAGACCGTCATCTCTGGACTGGTATCATGCGACAACGGCGTAGGCTACTGCTACATCCTCAGCCAAGGTCTTGTCGCGGCGATCATTCCCTGGTCAGTCAAGGGCGCTGTCACTGATGGAAGTCCAGCATTATGCCAACCATACACGCTCAAGGCCGGCGATATCGTCAAGGTCATGAATTCCGCTGCTGCTACGAGATTAGCGGCAGCAGCCGTCTATACGGCGAGCGGAGTCTCAAGGATTTTTACAAAAACCGTGTCTGGGGGCGCAACAAATGAGCTAACAGATTTGCAAACTGGCAACTCAATCGGAAACACAATTTTCGGCGATAGAATTTCGAAATGGTTCGGAACGAGTGTCGACGGTCTCCTGATCGAGACTCAAGGCTTCTTTGTCGTCGATGCTCTCGGCAACGTCGTCGGTTCTTGCAGTGCTACAGACCCAGTTACTCAACAGCCAGCGTTCGCAATGGCCAATGTACCGATCGCACTGAATTACAAGTTCCAGTTCTTGACATCTGCCTGAGCGTGGTCTTATGGCGAAGATGACAAAAGCGGCTGGACGCCGAAGACTAGCGGAAATCCTCTCGAAGTCGAAGAAGCTCTATCTCAGGGGATTCATTTCGACGAAAGACCTCGACTCGATCGAGCGGATCAGCAAGACAAGGTCGAAGCAGCTCAAGTGAGGACGCTGCCGATGGTGCTTGTTCCCAACACTCAGTTCCCTGGGCAGGGCGGTCAAGCAGCTCTTCCCCCAGGTTATCGACCCTCGGACTTCCCTGGCAACGGCAAACCAACTCCACCCCCACATGTCGGCGCTCCTGGTGTGCCTGGAGTACGGCCCAGCGCGCCAGGCGTCGGCATACCCGACAACTTCTGGGGATTCGTCATGCTAACTATGGGGTTGAGATGAAGATGGTCCATTCTTTGACAGGCTCGATATCCCCTCGCGTGTATAAGCTGTTGAAGAATACTGACTTAGACAGCTTGTCCGACGACGATCTGATCAATGTAGGCAATCCGATAACAATAGAAGAGCTGAATCGAGAGGAAATGATTCGTTTAATCATCGTTCAATTCGCCAGGCTATCGGTCAAACAGGAATGGGATGGTCTGTTAGGATGAGATCTGAGGATAGAAAGCCTTCGAAGAGGGTCTTCCCACTACTCCAGAACCTCGACCTGGACTCTCTGACATTCGCTCAGGTGCAGGGAGTGGGCGATCCCATCACAATCGAGGACATGAATGAGCAGGAAATGGTCGACCTCATCATCGTCAACCTGGCACGCCTGGTTGTAGCTGGTGAATGGGACGGTCTGCTATCAGCTGGAGGAGCTACGGGCAACTCTGCAGAGACGACAGCCTGGGGTGGCACCGACTTCTACTGGGAGGTCGGCAGATCCTCACCATACGGCGCGGGAACGGTTCAAGGCGGGGGATTTACCACGGACATGATCATGTTCCCGTTCATCTCACCGAACAGCGGCAACATATCAGAGATGGCAATTGCGATCAACTCAGGAGTGGTCAACACTGTCTCCGTCTGCATTTACAACGACACCGACGGACGGCCTGACACACTGGTCGGCAAAGGCGATTTTGACATCTCTGGATCGGGCACAGTCACCCAGACCAGCTTCAGCGCAACGCTCACCCTGGTCAAGGGAACGCAATACTGGTATGGCGCGAAATCCAGCTCTGCCAATCAACCCAATCTCAAGGGGATCAACGCCGACTATACCCCTTCTATCGGAAACATTGGGACCGTCAGCATAGCAACCTCAGGAATCGGGCAGTCCCTCAATAGCGAAGTCGCTTATGGTGACTCCATCCCTGCTACGCTCGACCCTGACATTTTCACATATACATCTGTCAACCGTTTGATTCTGGGGCTGAAGTTCTGATGGATAGAAGCTTCACTCGTTATCATGGTACGGACGTCATCGAGCAGGGGATGAATGATGTGTCCTGGGAGACTGTTCGAGCAGAGCGAGATCGAGCTCTCGCCGAGTCCGACTGGCGAGCGCTGAAGGATGTCGTTCTCTCGACAGCCTGGAAGGAGTACCGCCAGGCGCTACGCGATCTCGGTGGCTTCGACGATGCCAACTCTGCAGCTGATGCCTGGCCGGTGATGCCAGGTGCCTGAACATCACGAGCACGAGGACGAGAACTTCGTCGAGCAAGTCCAGCGCCTCGTCGTCGACAACGCCTTTGCATTCGTTCTGGGCTGGCTCCTGGGCGCGGGGCATGTCCTGTCCCTCTTCTCTGATCTGGCCGGTGCGTTCTCATGACCAAGAGAAAACCTGACCAGGTGATCGAGTATCGCGTCAGCCTGCAGGACAAACAGAGCGAACAGCTCGACAGCATGATCGCCGCGTACCAGATCAACAAGGTCGCGACCCCTCTC